CCTTGCTTAAAGAGTCAGCTTCCCGATAATCCGCCGCAACGCTTCGATAAGCGTCAACTGCTTTTCTACCTGCCAATAATATGTCAATATCTTCTTTGGTCATTTATGCCCCTCATGTTGCAAGTTGATTTGGCGTCTCTCCCGATACCAACTCAATCCAATACGGTAACGAGGTCTCTCCGTCTGCTTGTGTAAAGCGAATATCAGCGAAATCGGTCTTACATTTTGCACCGCAGTCAACATCTTCACCGGATGCACCGGAAGATTCACCCAGCAGGAGCTTCATCTGGTAATCAGTGACTGACCCAGAGGCACGAGATAAAGTTATTTCTTTTCTATAAGACCACCCAGACAGCCAACCCATTTTATATTCTCCGTACCTTTTAAATAAGCTGTGGAGAAGTCAAGGAGTATGGAACCTTCCCCACAGCCTTTTAGCTTGATTAGTAACTTAAGCTTCTAAGCTATTATTCAAGCCTACCCCGTTCAATATACCACATTTCTGAGCTAACCCAAATTCAAGACCAGCTTCAGTAAGGAACTCCTCATTAATACCGTCCACTCTGCGCTGACCATAACCCTCTGCATGCTGCTTCGCTGAAGACTCACCATAGAATGTAGTGTCATCAACGAAACGATAAGTGAGTTCTTTAGGTTCAATAACTATTCCCATGTTACGAGTTGTGGCATCGTAGCTGAAGAGGGGGTGCGTCTTTAAATTGACTACTCCAAACGGAGTAAGCCACTGACGAATCTCCATACCATAGGTTTTAGCTCCAGGAACCAACTGCATCACGTTTCCATTAGCTGTAGATGAAGCTAAGGCATCAATGCCGAGTAAGAAACCAGAACCGCAAAGTACCAATTTCTCACTTGCTCCATATCTGAAAATCTGCTCAAGCATAGCTTTAAGCCATACCTGACCACCTGCAGCAGCTGCCCAATTTATGCCGGCAAAGGCAGGATTCAAGGTGTAATCGTCACAGTTGAGAGGAGCATACTGACGGATGAAATTAATCGCTCCCATAGTGGTTCGCTCGGGCTTACCATTATCTCCAATATTTTCAGTTCTGATACCCCAGAGATAAGCAAGTTCCATTTCCCAAGAGTGCATTTCCAATGCCTCAGCCTTTGCTCTCTGACGCTGTTCCGGAGTGCGGAGTTTTGTCTTCAGCGCTGTTCGAGTCATAGACAGTGGTGTTCTGAAAATTTGTGTAAGGTTATAAACCTTCACAGGATTGAGAGCGATGGCATCTGGCATCTCGCCACCCTCAGGGTTAATGTTACCAATAATCTTGAAAGTGTCGCAGTTTTGAAGATCGTTTGCGCCACCAAGATCAATACTGTTATCATCATCTTCGAGCAACTTAATAGCCAAAACGGCTACAAGAGTTCCACGAGTAACACCAGTTACTTTGCCAACTACATCAACTCTGTAATCTGATGCGTCGCGAAGAAGAATCTGATGTCCTTCTCGAATTCTGTTAGCGAGTAAAGTAGTAACTCGAGCATATACTACATCTCCAATAACCCCACCACCTGTGTAAGCAGCAGACAGGTCAGGCAGAGTAAAAATTCCAGAAACTGCTCCACCAACTGCAGTCTGCTCCTGAGTCCACCAATGAAACTGCGGGTCGTCAACAGCTTCCGAACCCATCATTGACAAGATAGCTGTCAATGGAGCTTGTCCATTGGGATACAGATACATAATCTGTTCTCTCCAATTCATAGGGCGCTGTCCATCTACCCAGTCACCCGTTCCTCTCATTCCAAGAAACATATTTATTCCTCCTAAAGCGAGTAAGTTTGTTTAATTGTTAAACGATCTCCATCTAATATCTTCAATTAGATCTAAACTTGTTCAGGATAGTCGTAATCATATCCAGAAGTATAAACAGAAGAAACTGAAGCCAGCGGAAACCAATGTAATCCATCACTATACAGGAGCATACTATCACATTTGCCGTTAAAGACTATATCTTTCCAGCATTCCGAATCGTCCCTGTCAGATACTGTAATAGTATTAATCGCATCTGCTGCTCTTGCAACTATCGAATAAAATCGACCTTTCGCTTCTGCAACAGGAGGAAGCACAACAACCATAGGAGCAGTTGTTGCACTAGGTCGAACAACGTAGTCGAGAGTGGTCATCTCTACCGACCCAGCAGGGTCAATAAATTTATCGACTACTTCTTTATCGTGTTGAGCACTACGATCTTCGAGCATATCTTATTACCTCCCCAATACTTTATTCATCTCAGAGATGTCACTCTCAGTAGATGAAGGGTTATGTTTCTGTGAAGAGCTCTGGCGCTGACTGCCCTTAGCCCCATGAAGACGAGGAGACTTTCTCTCTTCACCTTCATTGCCCTTCTCTCTGGTTGCCACCTGTTTTTTAAGTCCAAGCCTCTTCCTTGCTTCAGGTGCAACAAGGTTCATAAGCTCGTTATGTTTCTTATCAGGGTTCTTAGCCGCAATGTCTTCAAACACTGTAGCTACAACCTTTTTAAAAGAAACAAGATCTTCATTCTCTTTATAGAATTTATCACTTGTCTCCTTCATCGACGTAATTAGAGTTAAGTTATTTTTGATTATATCAGGAAGAGAACCAAAAACATCTCCGGTTATAATCTTCTTAGACTCATTCACTCCCTTTTCATAAACAGCGTTGAGAAGTTTATTAAGCGATTCCTTATCTCTTGTTAAATCATCTAAATCAAGTTCTCCAATGAAATCTTGAGATTCAAGCTTGAGAGGCTCATCTTTTTTCTTGTCTTCTTCAGCCTTAATACGCGCAGCTTCTTCAGCTTTTTTTCTGGTCTCTCTTTCAGCATTAAGCTGTTTTAAAGCATCTTCTTCTTTCTTTACCATCTCATCTTGACGATTGGCTTCTTCCTCAGCTTCCTTTTCCTCCCTAATATTTTTCTCTTCTTCTGTCTCGTTTTTCTTTTTCTCTTCTTCAGCTAATCTATTAGCTTCGGCTTCCCCTTCTTCTTTTTTCTTCGCTTCCTTCTCCTCGTCAGATAGATTAGCTTCTTCGGCCTCTTCCGCTTCTCTAGCTGCCTTCTCTTCTGCAGTTTCCTCAACTATTTCCTCTTCATCTTCTTCATCAGATGAAGTACCATCTAACGCATTGAGCATTTCTTCTATCTCAGTATTTACCTTTGCTTCGTCGCCCATGATATCTTCCTCCTTGTTTAGTTATTTAATAATTATTTTTCTATTTCCTCGTCTTTGTCTACTGCTTCTTTTTTATCTTTTTGTGCATCATCTATGATATTTATAAATACATCAGGGAGACTTAAAAAATAGTCTACAGCCTTCTGTCTCCCATTCAAATCTCCCATATGTAGTAAGACAGATGCGGTCGAAGGATTTTCACCCTCAGCATCATCAACTATAGATTGCATCTCTCTATTGAATCCTTCCTTCCATGAGTTAAGCTCTTCAACAATATCAGCCCATAGAATAGACTCTTTAAACTCTTCAATAGCATCCTTACTTACTCTGACTTGTATTGCTTCCATTGTTAAACTCCTGTTGATACTAAGTTACCAGCCTGAACTTGTTGCTTAACCTGTTCATCAGGCATTGTAGTTGCTTGAACTCTATTTATATTACGTCTAAAATCCTCAACATTCTTAGCTCCAAGTTGTTGAGCTATGTAGGTAAATATACGAACTACATCAAACTGTCCAGTTAATTCTTCAGATGTTCCTATGATTTTGAATAACTGTATCCATGCATCAGAGAAATTACCACCAGGGATAGAACCATCTCTTACAATCAAATCATAGTTAACTGCTAAATCATTTGGAGTTACCCTTCTCCTTGTTCGTTTAGGGTCAATAGTATTACTAAGAATATCTCCATATTCTCCAGTTATTGCTACATATGTATCTTTAGACATATACTGTTGAGTATGAACAGCAAACTGTGTTCCAATATCCTGCATAAACTGCATACCTATAATCATGGCTATACGCTGCAATCTTGAAACAGCAGAGCTACGTGTTCCACTAAACTCAGCCCCAGTTAATCGCTCAGGACCGGACATACGAAGCGAGCCCTGCATTGATTGGTCTGCGCCAGATATTCTATCCATCCACTGAGTAATGTATGCAGAGTCAGCAATGTTAGTTCTTGTAATGTCAGTAACTTTAAGCTGCTGAACTACTTTATCAACACCTCTTCCCCAAGCAGGTCTCCTTAATCTAATTAACTTTCCAGGCTGAGGGTCTTTCAAGTCATTAATATTAACAAGGTAAGGGTCAACTACTAACATATCATTAATAGCTTTTCTTACATTAGATATATGACTATTAAAGAGGAAGTCTAATGTATGCTGTAGACCGTAGAGCACTTCCATTCTTCCAATAGGAGTTATTGAATAACCGTCATACTCTGGACTAGCCACAGCAATAGGATACTGTCCATGATTGTGGTCTGCTTTTTCACAAGCTATAATTATATCATCCCCTGCTAACTCAAAATACCATTTCTCAGGAACATCACTTTTCGATAGTTTCCAGTCTTTAGGAATAAGTGTAATATACATATGAATGATATCTATAGGAGAGAGAGTTCCAGAAATGGCTCTATGCATATCAGTGGCTCCACCACGCTTAACCTCTCTATTACTTTTATCAAGAGACAAGGACGATTTTTTATTTCCTTTACTTTTTAAATACCTTACATTAAATAGCCCAGAGTTTAGTTGTTCTTCTCTGTGAAGAAGATTCATATAATTATCTCTATCAACCCAGCCAATAAATTCTCCCTTCTGAATATTATTGCTAGAGACAGAGGGATCTGGCAGCCACATATAAGGATCTATATTAGATAGATCATTTCCTTCAAATAAGAGACCATCAACAAAAGTTCTGTCAGTCTGTTCGGAAATTCCCAATTCCGACTCAGTCATAGTAGATGATTTAACTATCTTTTTTCCATACTGTCTATTCCATTCAGGTACACCAATACCTACACCATACCCAAGTGAATCACGTAAGATTGTATGTACTGCTAGAGGTACTTTATTCTTAATACAATGAAGTCTAACTACTAACTCCATTAATTTAGCTCCTACTGTGTCACTATCTTCTACACCTTCATACTGAAACATAGGATCTTGGAAAAAAGCCATTGATAAATAAGTTAATAATGCTTCAAGCATTGAATAGCTATAAGGAAATACAATGCTTACAGGTTTAGAAGAATCTTTTTTACTTAGCGCTAGTTCTTTATCTTTCAAAGGCATATAGGTAGTTAGAGTTTTATCAATCTCACGCCAAGAATCAAAGCGCTTAGACATCTCATTTCTTGATACTCTAGCACGTTCCCAAATCCTAGTCCTAATCTTTTTATGTAAGGCACTATCTGGACGAAGGTCTAGATTAGAAGGATATTTATAATTAAAGTCTTTCTTGTAGACTTCATCTCTCCAACTATCAGGGTCTCCTAAAACTGTATAAGGCATCTTAATTCCTCTATCTATAGACCAAGTATTTTATTGTTAACTACTTCTGTTAGTGCCTCTATTTTCTCAGTCAAATTATTTATCTTTTCAATAAGAAGACGCTGACAGTTTTTTTGCCTTCTATCACAATCATCTTCATCAACTTTATTACAGCTTCCTAGAAACCTTCCAATAAGACCAGAAACTAAGGCTATCAATAATCCGGCTAAGAACATCTCCATAATTAGGCAGTCCTCCAATCCTCAATAAGTTTTTCGTAAACAATATTTTTATATTCTGCTTCATCATCGTTCTCATCGAAATTAGAAGGACTAAAATATCTTTCCCCTAGTTCAAGCATTTCTATTAGATATGCTTCGGCATCCATTAAGTCCCAAAGGGCTGAGCGAGGAAACATCAGCAGTTGCTGCTCAAGCTTTCTAATTGTTGCACAAGAAGCATTATGGTAAATGTAGCCTCCCCTATAATAGGGAACTAGCTCTTTAATACGATGTGCTTTTTTCATTCCTCCTCTAGCCTTAAGCCAGATTAGTTCGTAGAAAGTGCCACGTCTAAACATCTCATTTTTGATAGGCTGTTTAATAAACTCATTAAGAGACGTTTCCTCAATACCTAATACTTTTGCACCTAACATCTGAGCCATTCCAAATAAAGCTGTATATATTTCATCTGGATACATTTTTTCAGATATAACATCTCTAATATATATTTTAGCGCTTGCTAAATCAATACCTATTCCTACAATGGCGGACTCAGCCGAATGAATCTTTACAGTTTTTGCAGGGTCAAGAATAATTACTGTTTCAATATTCTGATTTTGTTGAACATCTACATCAAGCAATTCAATGTCTTTTTCTTGCTTTGGGTTGCCATAAGGGATATTATAATAGTGAAAATATTCAGCTCTAAACGCAGCATCTTTTGTTGAGATAGGTAAATTCCTAAGCTCACGAAAAAAGACATCTGTTTGTCCAGCCGTAACATGCTGTTCCCATTCCTTCTTAATGTCTTCATCGGAAATAAATCCTGGAGCTGTTGATTTAAAGTTATCATCACAAGCTTCTAATCTTACAGAAGCCCAATCTGGAGAATCCATCAACTTTTGTAAGACAGAGTCTTCATGTTTTAAAGTATCAATGTAGACTATTTTCCAATCTTTTGTTAGTGGCCCTATACGAGGAATAGCCTTAATCACATCAGCATAAAGCCATTCATACTGTTTCCTACGGTATTCATCATTAATTACTTGCTCAGGATCTTCAAGGTCATCTATTACAATTAGTCCAGGTCTATCATTTTTAAATAGAACACCGCGAACCTGTTGTCCAGCTCCACGAGGCCATACTAATGTATTATAAGCTACCCACGCTTTTTTACTGAATACTTCATCAAACTCAGCCTTGTTAGGGTCATGCTGTTTGAAAGAACCAAAGAACGCCCTTATTTCTTTATTTGTCACAAGCTCACGACGAAGGTTCTCAGTTTGCAGTGAGGCAGCGTCATGGCTCTTGTTTATATATACAATGAACCCTGTATAATGGAATAAGATCCATCTAGCCATTAATGCTAACGCAACAATAGATGTCTTACCATAACCACGAGGAGCAGCTATAGCTACTTTCTGCTCAGGTCCATCAATCAAATCAAATATCTTTCCATGTACTTCTTCAGCAAAGGGCATGTAGAAGCGTTCTGGAAAGAAAGTCAATGCAGTCATTTTTGTTGACACACTACATTGAGATAGTATTTGTTTAATTTCTTGTTCCACTATATTTCAACAATCTCCTACATTTTCTAAAAGGGTCTAAGAACAAATGTCCACAATGTTCGCAAGTTGGTTTTTCTTTGTCCCGCCTAAATGTTTCATATCCTAAAAGACCATTACATTTTTTACAAGCAAATTGCATCTCTAATTCTCATTAGTTCGTTTATCAATTAAACCATCTGTTGGACTTGAGCTATCTTATCACGCCAACCTCTTTTAGATACATTACGAACAAGATTGTCCACAACATTCTCACTATGAGACTCTCTTGCATATTCAAACAAGTCTTTTTCGTACACTTGATTACTTCTATTCTCACCATGAACTACCATAAAAGCATAAGAAGGTGGAATGGTATAGATTGTATCAAACAAGTCGCCCATGCGAAGATGAACTGTCTCATAAATATCAACAGTTATTTCCTTTTTTTGAATTATAGCTATAAACGGACTAGTTCTATTCTCAACGTGAGGAGCATAAAATGTATAGATTTGTCCATCAGGAGCCTGACCAAAGATTTGATAGTTAATTAGGAAGTTGTCTTCCTTCATAGTATTAGCCATATATTTCATATGAGCTACCCAACCAGGAGCGACCCAATCATCTATATCTATACGAGCCATGATGGAAGTTCTTTGATATTCAAGATATTTTGTGATATATTCAGGTGAGCCTACATCAGTTTCTTTTGCCCAATTATGAGATTTTTTAATGGATGCTTTCCACAGAGAAAGGTCGTCAGAAGTATAAAGGAAGGTTATATCTAAATTTCCCCAGTCGAGATTCTTAATTCTTTCAGTTGCTTCACACTCTTCAGGACCTACAGCTAAATAAACTTTGAATTCTTTATCTGTTTGTTGCTTAAGGCTATTAATAAAGTTATCCTGTAGCATTGTCAGATGCTTTTCATCAATAACTCCCACAGCATGGATATCTCCTACCTCACGATAAATAGCTCTAGAGACTATTGAAACAGAGAGAGACTGAACAGGAGCAACTTTTATTTTATTCCTAGGAAACCACACACAAGAGAATCCCCACTTTGATTCAAATAGACGTCTTCCTCTCTGAATGACTTCATTATTTAACTTACTATTTTTATATTCGTCAGTTCTTCCCTCTCTATCATTATTGGCTAAGAGAGTTCTATCAGTTAAAGTAGCAATCTTCCATCCATGAGCTCTTACATTCATAGAAAGATCGAAATCCCATGAGCCTATAAAATACCTTATATCAATTATATTAGGGATGAGAGCAACTTCTTGACGAATTAATTGAGACGTTCCACCAATTAAGTCAACGTCTACATAAGGCTCAGTTATACTGTCTACCGGAGTACAAATTACTTTAGTTCCCTTAACAGTGCGATGGTAGAGAAGCTGGTTATGCATTATATCTACCATTCCATATTCTTGATGCTCCTCCATAAATGCAAGTTCTGCATCTAAGGTTCCTTCTTTATAGTCCATATCATTATCTGACATAAAGACATATGGAGTTTTAGCTGCTCGTTTTAGATTGAGCGCACGAGGAGGAGCAATTCCTCCATTTCCAGAATTGAAATAAATATCTTTCTCAACGAATCCTGAAGCAGCTTCAATAATTCGTCGCTCAGCCTCAGATGTCACACGCTCTTCACCTTGAACCTGAAGACAAAGATTGAGAGGTAGAGAAGTAGTCTTAGGAATACCTTGAAGTGTTTTAATCAAACGATCTTCAAGTAACCAAGAGACTATAGCAACTGTAATCATTGATTTATTCATAAACAACCTCGTCTAGTGAATCTCTAATTATAGTATATAGTTTAGTTGGATTTAGATGAACATCACTATTAGACTTAATAAAATCCTCATTAATCAAGCCATCAGAGCCAACTGTTTTAGATGTAATATCTAAATAATAATGACCATATTCTCTTGATTTATTCATTAATAAGGCATTATAAAGTTTAACCAATAAAGTTCTTTCTTCTTTATTAGATGTAACAAGAGTACGAACTCCTAATAATTTAAATGATTCTACTGTGGGAAGTGTAACTGAGGGAAGAATAAACTTACAGTTAAACTCATCTAAGAAAACAAATAAATTTTCAATAGATTGGTAAATAGAAGCTTCAGCTGAACGGTTGTATCCAGCTCTCCAAGGGAGAGAGTTACAATCTACTTCGCCAATACAAAGGAGTGGAATATATTTTGGAAAGGATAAGATAAAATTTTTAAATGTTTCTCTTGCTCTAGTATCTGAATCACTATTTAAAAGACCATAAGCAGTAGCTCCTGGAATACGACAAGTGGCCGCACAGAAGAAAGTAAAATTATCTATATGAGAATCTCCCATCCCAATTAACTTATTACTTAATCTTGACCTTTGAAGAAGTCTCATAACTATCCTTGTTTAGTAACTCTAGCTCAATATTTTTTTACTTATCCACTCCGCAAGACCCTTGTTATTTCTCAACACATAATAAGCAGCCACTAAACTAGCAATAATACTTACTATACACACAAACACTACAACTAAAAAACTTTCCATGATTTATTCCTCCTCATCTCTTTTTTTATATTCTATTGCCTTACCTATACGCCACACTCCAAAAGAAGCTGAAAAGAATATTCCTATTAAAGCAGCCATTCTTTCAAGCCTCATTGATACATCCTCATTAAAGGCTCCTATAATAATCAATATTAGAATTGATAAAGTAATTATTAAGCAGATAATAGAACCTCTAATTGATTTATTTTCTCTATCCCATAACACTGTTTTAGTCAGCATAGCATTTCCCTGTCTTCTCCCAGTCAAGAGAATACTTAATAATGGTATTGTAGTTTTCTATAAATAACTTTATTGTCCAACTGGCTTTATCAGAGTTGGTCTCTCCGGTGGAGGGCAGTAAGGTTTTGTTGGTTTCACTATATTCGGATAGCACGCCATGATTATTAAAAAAGTCAGTAACAGCATTAAGAATTTCTTCATCTTCTTCTCCTATGCAATTTGATTCGCCCATAGAACTAATTCGTTTCCTTAAAATATAATTGCTATCGGCAAGCTGTTGTTTCTCTTTAGCTAATTTTTTGTTAGCTTCTTTCCCTTCTTCAGCAGCTGTAACAATGGCTGATAGATTGGAAATCTCATCCTTCTGCTGAACAATAGTATTTCTCTGCCAGAGAAACGCGCTGACAGATATTGATAGTAAAAATGCTAATGCTATGGTAATATATTTAGTCATATCTTATCCTAATAAAGCCAGCAAACATCTGGAGGAGACCCAACTACATCCATATTATCTGCATGAATAAAATGCTTGTGAATACCAATACGAGTAAACCCAGCACTAATTAAACCCTTTAATATTTTAAAGCGTGTTCGACTATCTACTGCCTTAATATCCACTGCTCTACCTTCAACATGGTTTTTACTCGATGAGCCTACTGCTTTATTATGTGCCTCACAGCGGCAGCCAGAATTAATTATATAGGACACATCTGATATTTCTCTTGCTGCAATTAACATAAGAAGAAAATCTTCTTTAATATTGTTTTTACCACAGCCACACTTACAGGTAAATTCTTTATCAGTAAAATATCTCACTTTATTTCCTCTTTATAACAAGCCCAATGATAACCTAAGTTATTCTCCAATGCCCATTTTAAAAGCCATTTTTGGTCATCTTTATTTTTCCACCTAAGCTTTGGTCGTTTAGCCAGTCTCTTAAAATATTTAAAAGTCCTTCTCTGAAACTGAGCTATACCATAAGCAGGATACGACTTATCTAAGTCACCCCAAACACCTTCATGTCTACCACCACTTTCACATAGAATAACTTCATTCACTTTTTTATCTATCTGACTCTGACATATAATACTTTCATTACTTATAGAAGGAACTCCTACAATTAATAATACTAAACAGAAAAAGGTAAGTACCTTCAATTTCTTAAGGCTGTGGTTCATCCTTTACCTCAGGAGTAACATCTATCATGCCAAGACCTGACTCTTTTGCAGCTTCAATTCCACGACTTTTAAACGCTTCAATCTCTTCAGATGTTAAAGTCAGATTAAGATGCGATGTACTAATTTTTGTAGGTGCTCTTAATCCTGAGAGCTCTAGCAAAACTGTATCGGCAACATCTTTTTGATCTTTCAAAGATGCTATACCACTTTCATTATCGAAGATTTCATGATATTTTTCGAGAGCTTTAGCTGTTAAGATTCGGATTTTTTCTGCAGTTTTTTTCGCATCTTCATCTCTGACATTTCTAATATCTGCAAGCTTTTTCTGTCCAAGCTCAGAGTTCACTGTCATAGAAACACACGCTTCAGAGACGTTAAGAATTTCCGCCACATCACACTGTTTATATCCTCTAGCAGTAAGATTAATTATCTCATGTGAGCGTTGCCAGAGTGCTTTAATATCATACTGTTTTCTGGGCGCACCTTCAGGGGTTCGGCGGAGATCTACATCTCTAAACTCAAAACCATAAAGGCTATTTCTTGTCTGCACACCTTCCATAATAAATCTCCAATATTTCTCTTCGCAGACACAATCATAACACAGTAGTGTGTAAAAGTCAAGGTGTATTATGGTGTATTTGATGGTAGGTATTTTAGTTCGTTTAATCATTAAACGCACTTTATTGACCAATAGATATCAAATGTCCATCATTGCACATTGTCTAGAACTCCGGATAAAATGGAGAGGAGCTAACCCGCGCGCTATGTGAATAAGTTTCCCCCATCGACTTTATATATTCGACAATGGCGTAACGTGCTGATTTAATTACGGAAGTCATACAATTAAAATAATGATTGACTTTTCAAATCCGCCATGTTATGATATTCGTAACAGTGAATAAATTGTTCTTTGACAATTAAATAGGTTGACATGGTAGGCACACACCAATATGAAAGGGGTAACCTATCATGAATTTAAACGAAGTAATTACAAACGTTGTAATGACAAAGGTTTGTTCAATCAAACCAGACAAAGAATCAGAAGATTCAAAAAACATTACATTGAAAGTAAAGTTTGACGGTGCAACATTATCATCAGTGTTTGACAAAGCCGTTTCGGGCGCGGTTATTGCATGGCAAAATGGAGTTGGACGCAAACACTTTGACACGTTCAAACCGAATCAAACAGTTGACATTCAATTTACGGCGCCTGCCTCACGTGCAACAATTGACCCTGAAACAGCAATGGTCGCTAAATTGAGACCGATGTCACCTGACGAACAATCAGCATATTTAAAAGATTTATTGTCACAAGCGGCAAAAAAGTAATTAAATCAACTATTTAACAACGTCCATCATGTCAACCTAATAAACGACCGCCTACAAAATAGGCGGTTTTTTATTGCCTACTCATCTATAACAATATACTTGGGAAGGGCAGATCGTTTAATCAATAAACAAACTAATCATCAGAGCTTGAAATGAGCGGTGGTAAATGTACCAAAACATACCTTTACAATCATCAGAAGGTTATGTATATTGTTAATATGGTTAATATGTTAATGTAATGCTGTAGTCCCACTCCAAAGGTCACCCATTTTGGTTTGTTGAGAGAGAGAGAGAGATAGAGAATATATATAAGATATATAATATATAAGGAATATATATATAAAGAGAGATAAATATATAGTGTATATATAAAAGATATATTAGAGAGAGGTATAGATAGAGATAAAAATGGGTGGTGGGCTCTTTAGATAGGCACTACGACACTACAGGAACGTATTAACGGTTATGCCGGAACAAACTATATTGAAAGGGAGAGTATTATGAGTGAGAAGAATAGATGGACTATTGAAGATGTAAGAAAGTACTTTGGAGAGTTCTTTGAGAGTGTAGAAGAAATGGTAGAAGTTATGGAGTATATAGATAATGGACAAGGAGTATATTTGGAGAACTATGTAGACAAGATGTTTAAAGTGAGAGAATATCTAATGAGTAAAGGATATAGTGTTCCATTTAGAGTTAGTTATAGGAGGGCTAAGTAATGAAAGAAAAGATATATAAAGAAGACACAACAAAGGGAAGTAGTATAATTAATCCACTGAATTATAAAGGGGACGTGTTAGTACAAGTTTGGCTTGACTCGAGAGTGTTGGCAACACTCAGCCAGTGGTTAGAGAATCATGGGACTTATACAAACCATCTTAGTCAGACAGTTAGAAGACCATTGGAGATATTGGTTGACTTGTTGATTAATAGTGGAGATGCTAATCTCATTGATAATACAGTAGAGGCAAGGAATTTGCTTAATAGAAGGTATGGAATTGATTTGAATAGAGGAGGAAGAGGCACTAAGAACATCATGCACAATATAGCGCTTTCGATAAAGAGAGAAGATTTGGCTGAGAGTGTTGAGAAAGAGAAGAGAGTAGATGATGTTAATAGACCATTGAGGAAGTATGATAATCCTTTGGTTGTAGATGCTATGAAGAAATATAAAGAATTATATCCAGATAAGGAATAAGATCGTTTATGGATTAAACGAACTGAATCGTAAAAGTATGATGATTACCTTATTGACAATATGCGGTAGATATGGTATAATATAAATAAAAAGGAGAAATGAAAATGGACGAAGACCTTAGAACAAGATTGATGAGACTACACCAAGAAAAGTTAGAGGTATTTGTTGAACATAAAGATACACAATGCTCGTTAGACCTTCAGGAAATCGAAGATATATGTGAGTTCATGAATACCTTCTTATATGATTAGTTCGTTAAATTGTTAAACGAATTTATAATACTAAGAAATTATTTATGGAAGAAGTAATGGAAAAGATTAGGTATAAGATAACTATAAACTGGTACGGAGAGAACCATCAATACTATCGTCATGCATCTACACAAATGCAAGCCTTACGTTTTGCTATAAGAAAACTTGCGAGAGAAGTTGGATATAGTACTAGGTATGTTAGGAAGTATGTAATGGACGATAGTTGTCGCAGATGGGAAACGAAAGTAAACTAATGAGAGGGTAATATGAATGCTTTTGATATTATAATAAGTGTTGCAATAGGTATATGTTTAGGGCTATTAATATGGCTACACATATTCTAATAAAACTAACCAAGGTCTTTCTATTGGTAGGAGGTACTGTTGCTGTAATTAGTACTTGCAGCAACATGCCTCCTGATGTTAGTATGACAGATGAAGAATGTCTGGAAATGCAGGAGGAGCCTTGGATATCAAGTAGACTTCATGGAGTATGTGTTCATAACTATCCTAGCAATCCTTATTATTATAATAAAGTAGGTAGAAAAATATATTTGAAGGAGAGAGAATTAAAATGAATATTCCTTTCGAAAAATACAAAGGTCAAGCAATGGAGTCCTTGCCAGAAGACTATTTGATGTGGCTAGGCAAGCCAAAGTATTCTGATAAGTATTATAAAAGCCTTCATTCGACAGAATTAGACTGGAAAGTTCCTTTTCCTATAAAGCTTGAAGCAAGGCGAATTTTAGAGAATAGGGGTTATAAACTTATTGGTAAGCATTGGGAAACTTAAATTACAAGGAGGTAATAAAAATGGGAGTAGGTAAAAAAGCTATATACAAAGATGAAAAGATTGTATATAAAGTAGTTGGGAAAAGGAATAGAAGAGGTTCAAATTTTAATCTTAAGTTTTGGTCTTTAGATGAGTTTCGCGTCTGGAAAAAAGATAATAAAGACCTTTGGAAAAAAGTAAAACCGTACTTTCCAATCTATAAAAAAGGTGTTGTAGTATATTCTGTACCTAATTCTTTAGGTATTTTATGCTTTAAAGAAAGAGAGTATGCCGAAATTTTTATGGGTGGCTCATTGATGCTTCCTTCTCTTTTTCGCAGACAGGCTAAGGTTATAAAAGTTAGAGGTCTTGGAGATCCTATTCCAGTTCATTTTATTCATGCTAGTTGCGGTTGTAGTTTTACTAATCTTATTTTCATCCCTCCTCCTCTCTCTGGACTAGCCACAGCAGATATTGCAACTCTAACAGCTCCTCCGCCTATTGGTACTATAGCATTTGTCGGTGTAGAAGTATTGGAGTAATAGACTATAAGAATTTTTGTATAAGATTTTAACAACTTAACAACTAATAACTATTTAAAGGGG